CCAATAGCGAAATCGACAGGCACGTGCCGGATCCCGATCCACCTGCCACCGCCGCTCCCGGCCAAGGACACTCGCCAAAGCCTGTGTGACCCAGGGGCAACAGGAGCCCAACAAAAGATCCTATTCCGCCGAACATGCCAGTTCTGCCTGTCCTATTGCACGCTCGCGGGCCTATCGCCCACCCCTCTTTGTGAAAGGGGACAGGAGGTTCTGAAGTGCCGGGATTATCCGGGATCATGCGGGACCTCGCGGGATGGAGCCGCCAAAATCGGGCGTTTTCGACGTTTTAGGGAAAAATCGGGCGGCCTTCGCTGTGTCTATAGTGGGGCGCCGTTTAGACAGCGGCGGGACCAGACAATTTGGAGTGGCCGTCTTCTAAGAGGTTTTTGCGAGGCGTCGCGGCGGAGCCTTTTAAAGCCCGCTAAATCGGGGCTTTTGGCCGTCTAAGAGGGTCTTCCGGACGCCGAGCGACGATCCTTCGGGAACGAAAATGCAAAATTAAGTGGGACCAGTGGGGGCCCAGTTCGGGATTGTGGTCCCACTTTCTAAAATCGCCCGCATTGTCGGGCTTCCGGACAGGTTGAACAGCACGAGACCGCGAGGCAGGCAGCTGAGAAGTGGGCCGAATTTCAGCGGCCGTTTTTCAGGCCGTGTTCCAGCGCGTCGACGGCCGCATCGATCAGGCTCAGAGCGAGCAGAGCTTCGTCCCGATCAAGGGTGATGCTTTGCGCGCTCAGATCGCCCAGCATGGTGTTAAGCCGCTTCGACAGGTGCTGCCCTGCCTTCCACATGGCCGCTTCCAGTCTGAGCCTGTCGTCGTCCATCGTCGTCACCCATGTTCAGAACAGCGATTTCAGCGCCATACCTATTCCAATCACGAAAGATGCGGTGCCGCCGATCCAGACCAGGCCAATAACAATGTCGCCGAAGGTGCGCCGAGGGCGCGGCTCCGATTGCCGGTCAGACCATTCATTCAACACCGCGTCATTTCCCTTCGATCAGTAAGGCAGGATCTGGAAGCGATGCTATGATATCCGCTGGCTGGACGCCATAGGCCATGGCCAATGCGGCAATTTCCAACCTGGTGACGGCCGCGCCGCAGGACAGATCAAGAAGGCGATCCGCAGGAATGCCCGTGAGCTTCGCGAGGCGGACTGTGGGCAGCGAATTCTGGAATTGCCAAGCGTCGAACCATCGCGATCCCGTGCGAATAGCCAGTGCAATCGGATGGCTGTCACCAAACGGCATATAGAATTGGCTTTTCTCGATCGGGCGTTCACCCTTGCGTCTCCTACCAGGCATCAGCGGGTCCTTCCTTCCCGGCGCGCAATGATGCGGTCGATCCGGGATAGTTGCGCCTCGGCCTGGACCGGCCGTGGTTGTACCACCTCACGCGGGAGGACGGGCACCAACTCCTGCGTCGTCCAGACTTCCGCCAATGGGTGCATGTAGATCTGCCGGTCCTTGCCCGGCGCCGGTTCATGTTCATCCCAGTTGGCAAAACCGGCGTCGATCGCGTCGGCCTGGGCCTGTCGAAGGTCCGGTCGCCATGGCGCCTTTGCGACGCCCCCGACGCCGAAGCAATAAGCGGGATCACGACGGCGGTTCATCAGATCGCCAGCCAATCGGTTTCAGCTTCTGCCAGGGCTTCATGCATCTCCACCGATGCGCCAACGCTATTCAGATATTTGGAGGCCGCCTTATAGTCCCCTTCCTTGGGGAATCGCGGATCGGTGAACGCAACCTTTGCGAGGGCGCCGATATCGTCGTCTCGTTTCATCTGCGCCAGCAGCCAATGGCCGAAGCAGCCCTTGCGAGCCTCGAACTGAGATGGGCTTGGATGTTCCATATGTTCCTCCTTTGACCGACTCGGTGCCGGTGAACGAATGAGAACATATAGGGAACATGAGAGTCAATTAGGGGGAACGCGTCGTCTCGTTATGGAACGGCGATCGCAGTACCTGCCGCGACGGCGCGGTGGAAATTCTCAAGATAAGGATCGGCCCCTTTATAGCAGGCCAGAGAGAGCTGATAGGCATAACTGTATGTCTTGCCGTTGTTCGTCAGCGGCGTCTGCGAGTCGCTGAGGTAGCTAAAGCCGTTCACTGCATAGAAGTGCTTAAAGCCCGTGTAGGCACCGAAGCTGTTCTTCGCATTCACGTCACCTTCCACCATATTTGAATTGGCGGGACATTGTTTGACATACTGAAACTGGGCCGAGGCCGGGTCCTTTAACTGCGTGCGGATGCTGTCCTTTGCCAAGGCAACCGCCTGGGGAGGAATTGAACGCCAAACGACAAACCCAATCACAACGGTGGCAATGAGGACCCAATATTTAGCCGCGCCCCGTTCCGATTTTTCGTTAGACACGCTGCAAGAGCCTTCCGAGAACTCGGGCAATTGGGACAAACTGGTCATCGCTAACCTCATCTCCGTAGATCACGTCGCCCTCTTCCCGCTCACGGGATTGTAGCGAATAACGAGCCACCTTCAGGCCCTGCTCCCGTCGCCAAATCACGATGTAACCATCTACCAAATCTGACGGTTCGCATTCTCGGCAGAAAACCAGGTCGCCTTCATACAAATCCTTGTCGCCTCTCCTGCTCTCATAGTCAGACAGAAGGCGTACCAAGTATAACTCGGCCGCAGTTCCTAAAGTTCGGTTAAGCCAATCCTTCCGAAATGGCGTCCAAGACAGCGGTTCGCCTTTCCCAGTATCAGAAATATTGCGCAGATCGAAGTAGGGTATGCTGACCCATTCTGCGTCATCTATGGCCACAACCGGAGCGGCAACATGATGCTCAACGACGCGGCCGGTCAGCAACCGATCGACTGTCACGTCAAAGGCCTCTGCGATCTTCACCGCATTATCGGCTTTTGAAATGCCCTTCTGCACGTAGTCACTGAGCGTGCTGGCGGGAATCCCGGTCTTTTCGGATAACCATCCGAAATCTCGCCCACTCAATAGCTCCACCAACCGCTTACCAACCGAATTTTCGGTATGAAGCGATTGACGCTTACGACTTTTCGGATTATCCGAGTTCTCGTTACGAATTTTCGGAAGCGGCATATGAAACTTTCTAGAATGCACCCGGAGGACGTGAAGGCCGCGATACGCAAACGTTTCGCGAGCGTATCAGCCTTTGAGCGTCACTATGACCTCCCTCCCAAGTCGGTCACGGATTTGCTTCGCGGGCGCGCCAGCGAGCGCGTTTCCAATGCAATCAATTCCGTCATCTCGCGTCCCATATCCGATTTCTCGCAATCCGAATATTCGGAGAATAGCAGACGGGCGCGGAGACCGCACCGTCAAAATGCGGAGGCCCGCTAGACATGGCCACCGCTGCGAACGAAGCCACGAACGTGGCAGGCGTTATCCTCGCCCTCTCCCCAGGCGATGTTCTGGTCGGGGAACGGCTCGGCGCCTTTTGGCCTGATAAGGCGGCCGCCATCGGACGGTTGATGTCCGAAGATGGCCAGAACGAACCGATCAAGGTTCGTCAGAGCGGACCGCGTGCAAAGAAGCCGTGGACGCTGGTCGCTGGCCTTCACCGCCTGGAAGGGGCGAAGCTCGAACAGCTGGCAATTATCGACGCCATCGAAGTGACCGGCGACGAAGCCACGCTCCGGAAAATCGAAGCTTCGGAGAATATCGAGCGCGGCTCTCGCAGCCCTCTGGAGCGAGCTTGCTTTGTCCGCGCCATCGCCGATGCAGCCGAAGCGCGGCTCAAAGATCAGCATGGCAATCTGTCGCCTGAGCAGATCGCAATCCGGGCCCGCTGGGATGGGATGAAGGCCAAGGCTACTGGCGTCGAGCGCGACGATGATCTGAACGAGGCAGAGGCCGATCATACGAGTGCAAACATTGCACGCGTATATGGCTGGGCGGATGAGACCGCCGAAGGACTGGGAATGTCGAGGCGGGCGATGTATCTCGACCTCGCCCTCCATCGCGCTATCGTTGCCCCATTCCCTGGTCTCTGGCGCGATCTCGCCGTTCATCCCATCGTTGGGGAGAACGCCTCTGCCCTGCGCGATATCGCAGCCATCAAGGACGAGCGCACGCGCGGCGATTTGATCGAAGGCTTGATCAGCAATCCAGAGCTGACACTCGCCCAGGCGAAGGAGGGGCTTGGCCTCTCCACCCCTGCGGCGACCGGCGCGACCGGCGCGACCAAGTTCATGAACAACACCACGGCCAATCTCGCCCGCCTGTCGGCCGGCGACCAGGCCAAGATCGCCCCGGAAATCGTCAACACGATGAAGCCGACCGCTTTGCTCGCCTTGCGGGCGGCGCTGGAGGCCCGCATCCAAGCTGAAGGGATTGAGGCATGATCCGCCGCCACTATCACGTTCATTGCGCGGTCGAGGGATGCTCGACCCGCCTCAATGCTGGGCAACTGTTCTGCAAGGCCCATTATTTCAGCCTTCCGAAGGCCCTGAAGGACGACTTATGGGCCGCTTGGCGGGTCGCCATGAACGCCCGTCGCGGCTTCACGCCGCACGCCGAGCAGATCGCCGCAAACCGCGAGTACCAGCAAGCCTATCAGGCATGCTGCGAATATCTCCGCACGGCGCCGACGACCAGCGCGGCCGCGATGACCACCGTCGCGATCGCGGCGGGCGGTGAAGAGGTCCGCTTCGTGAACGGGAGGAGCCTGTGACCAAGGTCCTTGGCCATCCCACCCGCACCGCAGCGGCTATCGCTCTGCAAGAGCAGGGGTACAGCAACAGGCAGATCGCCGAGGCGCTGAATGTGTCGGTCAGCACGGCCTGCGCACTGCTGGTCAGCGGCCACCGCGCCAAGAAGCGCGGGGGAACCGGCACGCCCTCTCAGCGGGGCAAATATGGCATGCCGACCGCGCAGCTCGAAGCGCGGATCATGGACCTTTACGACGCGGGCCGCCGCAAGGGCGAGATCGCCCAGGCGCTCAACGTCCGGCCGGAAACCGTCGATAAGGTCATCGCCTATATGAGCGAGGGCGCGACGGACCTGGCCTTCGGCCGGGGGGCTGCGGCGCGCGCATCCGCTGCCCTGCTGGCGGCCCTCCGGCTCCATCATCCGGGAAGGGTCGCGCAATGATGCTTGGCCAGATCGTCCTTGGCATCCGCTCCAGTCTCGATAGCGGGGAATCGCCGCGCAAGATCATCGCGGCGCTGGAGCGCCACCATGGCGCCGAACTCAAGATCATCGGCGGCACCTATCATCTGTGCCTGGCAACCATCACGGGCACCAGCAGGGCGAGCGGCGATGTGCTGCTTGAAGCCTGGATGCGCGCCGCACAGCGGCAGGTTGAACTGGAACGCGCCCTGTGACCGCCGCGTCCCCGCGCCCTGATCGTCATCCGCAGGACTGGTATGTCGAGCCGAGCTGGACCGTGCGCACCTTGTTGCGCGAGACCAATCTCGACCGCGAATATACGATCTGGGACCCCTGCTGCGGGCTGGGCACGATCCCCTGCGCGCTGGCGGCTGAAGGGTTCACCACGATCGGCACTGATCTGGTCGACCGCTGGTTGCCGACCTCGCCGCAGCACCTGTTCATGGGTGAGCATAATTTCCTCGGCGCGCAGACACATCTTGCCGAGTTCTGGCCGCTGCTCAGTTTCGTCTTCAACTCGCCTTATTCCTATGAGGACGACATTGCGGAGCGGTTCGTCCGCAAGGCGCTGAGCCTCGCCAGCGGCAAGGTCTGCGCGCTGTTGCCGATCCGGTGGCGAGCCAGCGAGAAGCGTTATCGCTTCCTGCACGACGAGTTTCCGCCGCTCGAAATCCTTGAGTTCTGCGATCGCCCTTCGATGCCGCCCGGCACCGCGCTGCATGGGCGCGACGCGACGACCGGCAAGCTGACCGCGTGGAAGCGCGGAAAGACCGATTACGCCTGGTATGTGTGGGACCGGCATATTCCCAAGCCGACCACCATCACCCGCCTCATTGCCCCACGGACCTCCGCGCAGAAGCTGATCGATCGTGACTTCGATCTGCGCCGCGTCGGTGCGCTCCCCCAGCGGGAGATGGCCGCATGACGAACCAATCCGCCCAGGCAGAGCGCTTCGCCCGCGCCCGGCAGGAATTTGCCGAGGCCATGGAGCGCGGCTGCACGATCCTGCAACTGCGCGAGCTGAAGGCGGCTGAGCGCCACGCCCTGCGCCAGCGCGCTCACGCTGAAGTCGCAGATCACACCGCAACGCTGAGCGAACGCGAAATCGTTGGCAAGCGGGGGTTCATCGTCATCGACGAGTTCTTCGCTGATCCCAACTTCCTCGCCTTCGACGCCCCCTGGATGATGAGGGACTGACGATGGATCGCTCCAACATCAAGGCGGCAGCGCCCCACCTCTCATCCGAGCAGGTCGAGCAACTGCTTGACTGGATGGACGTTCGCAAAGGCGAACCTGTCGTGACGTTTCCCGACAACGCAATCAGCAGGGGGGATCAGATCAACGCCTGCCAGCGGTTGGGCGTTCGGGTCGAGCTTCCGATGCCGGGTCGACCGTTGAGCAAGGTACGCTGATGGTCGCCTATTCCTTCAAGGCTCAATTTGCCGAACCGATCGTGACGCTCAAAAAGCGCCAGACCGTTCGTGGCAACCGCGCACGCCATGCCCGTCCGGGCGAACCGATCCAGCTCTACACCGGCATGCGGACGAAATATTGCCGCAAGCTACTGGATCGCGATCCCATCTGCGTCGACGTCCGGCCGCTGCGCCTGATCCTGGACACTGACATCATCACGTCGCTCTGGATCGATGGCGCGTACCTCAATGCCGAGGAAATGGAGGCGTTCGCCGTCGCCGATGGCTTCGGCGCGGGACTGTCAGACGGTTGGGCATTGCGGCGCATGGGCCAGTTCTGGCGCCGCGAACATCAGTGGAATAATTTTTCCGGCGTTGTGATCCGCTGGGAGCCGACCGTTGGCTAAGACTCGCGTGTCCAGTCCTGCCCAGTTCGCCTCCACGTTCGATGCGCCGCAGCCCGCGACGCTTCCTGCGGCGCTGGCTGGCATGGATGCGCGCGTGGCCCGCACGGTCGGGGAAATCCTGAAGGATGATGATCGCGATCGGCGCGTCATCGCGGCGGAGATGACCGTCCTGCTGGATGAGGAGGTCACCAAGCTGATGCTGGATGCCTATGCCAGCCCAGCCCGTGACGGCCATAATATCAGCTTCGCCCGGATGCTGGCGCTGATCGCGGTCACCAACCGATTTGATCTGCTCGACCGCGAGCTGCGCGAGATCGGCGCGGCCGTCCTGGTCGGCGAGGAAATCCATGCAGCGCAGGTCGGTCATCTGCGCTCCGAAATCTCGAAACTCCAGGCCCAGCTCAAACAGATCGAGCGGATGGCCCCGACGATAACAAGGAACAGTCGCGCATGATTGAATTGGGGGGCGGAAAAAGCTGGTTCACCGCAGCGGAGATCGCCGATCTCTCCTTGCCGGGCCTGCCGAAGACCAAGCGCAAGGTCAATGAGCGAGCGGATATCGAGAATTGGGGGCTGAGCGTCGATGAAAACGGCGCACCGCGTGCCCGGCCGCGCAAGGGGCGTGGCGGCGGCCTGGAATATCACCTCTCGCTCCTTCCCGACGCGGCAAAGGCCGATCTGGTCAAGCGGGGAATCGCATGGGCTCCCGCCAATGACGAGGACGCCGTGTCGATCGCGCGCCAGGCGCATGGCTGGGCCTGGTACGAGATGCAAAGCGACAAGGTGAAGGCGGAAGCCCAGCGGCGTGCCGCCGTGATCGACATGGTCGACTGTTTCGAGGCGGCGGGCATGAACCGCACCGCCGCGATCAACGCCGTCCAGGCGTCGAAGAAGGTCAGCCCACAGACGATCTGGAACTGGCTGAAGCTGGTCAATGGCGTGCCGCGCCAGGACCGGCTCCCCGCACTGGCTCCGCGCCGCAAGGGTGGCGGCAAGGAAGCGGAGGTCGATGCTGGTGCATGGGAACAGCTGAAGTCCGATTATCTGCGCCCGGAACGCCCCACCTTCAGCAGCTGCTACTGGCGGACGGTCCACCTCTACGCCGCACCGCGCGGGATTGTTCTGCCCAGCGAGAAGACGATGCTTCGCAAGCTGGAGCGTGAGGTCGATCCGCGGCTTGTGATCGCCATGCGCAAAGGTGTCGAGCAGCTGCGCGCCATGGTCCCGGCCCAGCAGCGCACCGTTGCCCATCTCCACGCCATGGAGATGGTCAATATCGACGGTCACAAGTTCGACGTGTTCGTCAATTTCGGTACCGATCTGCGCGGCGAGCCGATCATCGCCCGTCCGATCCTGGTGGGCATCCAGGATATTTTCAGCCGCATGATGCTGGCCTGGCGCGTCGGCGACACGGAAAGCGCGCTGCTCACGCGGCTGGCCTTCGCCGATCTGCTGAAGCGGCACGGGATTCCCAATCGCTGCGTCATGGATAACGGCCGCGCCTTCGCCTCCAAATGGATCAGCGGCGGCGTCAAGAACCGCTATCGGTTCAAGGTGCGGGAGGAAGAGCCGCTGGGCCTGTTGCCGTCGCTTGGCATCGGCATCAGCTGGACGACGCCCTATTCCGGCCAGTCCAAGCCGATCGAACGCGCCTGGCGCGATGTGGCCGACATGATCGCCAAGGACCCGCGCTGCGCGGGCGCCTGGTCGGGCAACCATGTCGATAACAAGCCGGAAAATTACCGCGAGAAGGCGGTGCCGCTCGCCCATTTCCTCGAAATCGTCGAGCAGGGCATGCGCATCCACAATGAGCGCACCGGGCGCCGGACGGAAACCGCGCGGGGCCGCAGTTTCGCCGAGACCTTTGCGGAAAGCTATGCGGCCTCGCCCATTGGCAAGGCCACGGAAGAGCATCTGCGCCTCGCCCTGCTGACCGGCGAGCAGCTGCGCCCGGATCGCAAGAGCGGTGCCGTCACCATCGCCGATAATCGCTACTGGTCGCCGGAACTCAGCCGCCATGCGGGCCAGTTGCTGACCGTCCGGTTCGATCCGGACGACCTGTCGCTGCCGGTCCATGTCTACGATCAGGTCGGACAGTTTCTCTGCACGGCCGAACGTTGGGACGCCTCCCGCTTTGACGACATGGGCGCGGCGAAGCGTACCGCCAAGCTGCGCGGCGACCTGCGCAAGACGGTGCGCAAGGCCCGCGACATTGAGCAGCTGCTGTCGGCCGAGCAACTGGCCGATCGCATGCGGATGGAGGTTGCCGCCACGCCGATGCCCGAACCGGCCGTCCTTCGGCCCACGCGGTTCCGGGGAAATGCGGCCCTCAAAGCCGTTTCAGAGGCCTCTCCAAGGGCTTCTCAGGACAGTTTCATCGAGCAGTTTTCCAGCGCCGTCAGCGGCCTGCGGCTGGTCGAATGAGAACAGGCCGTGGCGCGTGAGTTGGAAGGCGCACGCCACGGCCTCCTACCGCGAGGCGAGACGCCCGCGACAAGCGAAAGGTGGTTAGCATGAACAATGTAAACGAAATAGAGGAGTCGCCGGAGTTCATCCAGGATCAGCGGGACTGGCTCAACGAGCATAAGCAGGTCCGGGGCTTGAGCTGGGCGCAGCTTTCCAGTCTGATCGGCCGCCCCGGCTCGACCCTGTCGGTCTTCTCCAGCGGAAAATATAACGGTGGTCCGGCGGCGGGCGGCAATGGCGAGATCGCGAAGCTGATCTATCGCTATCGCCAGACTCTCAGCCGCCAGGCGGAACTGAAGGTCGAAGCGCCGGAAATCCCCGGCTTCTTCAAGACCCGCACTGCCAGCGAAGTCATGCACCTTCTCGCCTGGGCGCAACGCGGCCGCATGACGCTTTGGGCTGGCGGTCCTGGTACCGGCAAGTCTTCGGCGGCCAAGGAATATGCCGAGCAGGCGAGCAACGTCTGGTATGTGGAACTCCTCAAGTCCACCGCATCGATCTCCGCGCTCTGCAATGAAGTCCTTGCGGCCATGCGCGACTTCACCGGCCCGACCGGCACCGCCCGCCTGTCCGCTTATGTCATGGGGAAGATGCGGGACACGCAAGGCCTGTTGATCCTGGACGATGCGCAGCATCTCAACATCGACCAGATCGAGGAGGTCCGAGGCTGGTTCGACAGGACGGGCGTGGGGATCGCGTTCCTTGGGAATGAACAGGTCGTCTCCCGCATGGAAGGCGGCGCCCGCAAGGCCGAGTTCGCCCAGCTCTATAGCCGCGTCGGCCTGCGCATGATCCGCTCGCTTCCACTGCGTGACGATGTGGACGCCCTTGCCACCGCGTGGGGCGTCGAGGATGGCGACGTACTGGCCATGCTCCAGAAGATCGGCTCGCGACCGGGTGGGCTGCGCAGCTGCACCTACGCCATGGAACTGGCGTCGATGCTGGCGCGCGGCGAGAACAGCGAAGTGGAACTGCGCCACCTGGAACGCGCATGGTCGCAGCTTTCGACCCATCCGGTGGCGGCATGAGTGTCGAGGCGGAGATCATGCATCTCAAGACGCTGCTGGGCGTCCGATCCGATAGCGCCCTGGCGGACGCCCTGCGGATGGGCAAATGCAATGTCTCGATGTGGAAGCGGCGCGGCCGGGTATCGGCAGGCGTGCTGCGTCGCGCCGAACTGATGGCGCGGCATGGCCAGATCGAGCAGGGCGACAGTCTTGAACGGATCGCGTCGGAGATCGCGCTGCTCAACAGTCGCCTGGCCGATACGCGGATGAACAGCGCAAAGCTGGCAGCAGACCTGGAACAGCTTGCGGCGCGGACCCGCGCCCTGGGATGCCCGGCATGAGCGCGGAGTTTGACAAAGCGCTCCGCGCGCTGCTGACCAATCCGGCAACGGGCGATCTCTACAACGAGTGCCAGGTGCGCATGGCCGGCGTCTATATGGCGCTGGCGGTCGCGAGCGTGATCGTGCTGATCGCGCTCGCCATGGGGCTGGGAGAAGGTCGGTGATCGGCGCGACGGAAGTCGCGGTGCGATCCGCCCTCAATCTGTTGGTCGCGCGCATCGCGAGCGCGGTGCCCCGGCCGCTTTATTCCAACCGCGTGCGGGTGATCGAGATTGTCGACCGCGTCGCCTGGGAAACCGGGTTGAAGGCCGGTGACATCACCAGTGCTTGCCGCGCCGCTCATATCGCGCGGGCGCGGTTTGCGGTGATCTGGCTGGCCCGTGAACTGACCAGGTGCAGCCTGCGCCAGATCGGCTCCGTTCTCCACCGCGACCCGTCCACTGTCAGCGACGCAGCCCGGCGCGGCGAGGGTCTGCGCGCGACCGACCCCGCGTTCCGGCTGATGACCAACCGCATTCTCACTCATTTTCGTGATCTTCAGGAGGATTGATATGCCCGCAAATGCAGCTGTCAGGCATGATGAAGACAAGACCCGCAAAATCCTGCTCGCCAAAGTCCATCTGGCGAAGAAGCAACTCGGCCTGGACGGTGACACCTATCAGGGCGTGTTGATGCGTGTCGCCGGCGTCACCAGCGCGGGGAGCTGCACGGTCCCCCAGTTGCGCATGGTCGTCGGAGACTTCGAGCGGCTGGGTTTCACCGCCAAGGCCCGCAAGTCGGCGGGAGCGCCGCGTGCCGACCATCCCGTTGCCCGCAAGGCCCGCACGATGTGGATCTCGCTCGCGCTGCTCTGCGCGATCGACATCAACCCGACTGCCGCCATCAAGAGCGACAAGGCGCTGGAGACCTTCGCCAAGCGCCAGCTCAAAGCGGAGCGTCTTCAGTGGGCAAACCAGAGCCAGGGCGAAAAGCTGATTGAAGCGCTGAAGGCGATGGCAGAGCGTCACGGCTGGGATCAGTCGCAAAGGAACCTGGCCAAAATCCACTATGTCCACGCCCTGAAGGTCCGCCTCTGCTTTGCTATCCTCGCCAAGCTCCAGCGGGCGGGCCTGGCGGGCGCGGACTGGACGCTGGGCCAGGCGGCGTTCCGGCTCTGCGGCATCGGAGCAGTCGACGACATGGTCTGGTCGACGCAGCAGCTGGAGCATATGGCAAACGCGCTGGGCCGCCATTTGCGCGCCCATGGCGGCCGGGACGTCTTCCAGGAGATGCACCCATGAGCCGCCGAGTTCGTGCCGGTTGCGGTAGCCACATGCATGCCGCCTGGGATTCGCAGCCGATCCTGCGTGCCGGTGGACAGCCGCGCCGCCGTCTGCCTTTGGGTCTGTTGCCGCTTGTCTTCATGGCCGGGCTGCTGCTCGGCCTGGTGATCTGAGGCCGCCACCCCGCAATGAGCGACCGCCTTGGACATGAACTGCTGGCCTTGCTGGGCGAGAGCGCGTTTGTCGCTCTCGCCTCGGCTTTCGGCGGCCGCCGTCTCTATGTCCCCGGCGCGATCGCGACCGACCACGAGATCGCCCAGGCCATCGGCAATGATGCTGCGGCCCGCCTGTCCGCCCGCATGGCTCCCGCCGTCATTCGTGTGCCTCTTGCCCGCGAGATGCGCGCGCGCCATTATCGCGCGGCCGGTTTCAGCAATGGCGAAATCGCCACCAAATTGGGCCTCACTGAAACGGGCGTCGACAAATTGTTCCGGAGGATGCAGAACGCTCCGGTGAAGGGTGAGGCGTCCGACCGCCAACCCTCTCTGTTTCCAGACGATCTTCCCGACCTATAGCCCGCCTTGGCGGGCATGTAACTGGCGGCGCTGAGACCGCATTGCTTGGGTATGGCCCAAGAGCAAATCCTTCCCCAATTCGCCGACGCGAGCGCCCGATCAGGAGCGCTCGTCCATGGCTGAAACCACCAACAGGCCGATAGCCGCGATTGTCGCCACCGCCCTGGTCGCGGCGCCGACGGCCGTGGTTGTGAATGACCAGGCGGCGGACGTGGCCACGGCGCTTACCGAGAAATGGGAAGGGACAAAGACCGTCCCCTACAAGGACCTGGTCAAGAAATGGACCGTCTGCACTGGGGAAACCCGCGTGGAGATGCGCACCTATACGCTGGCCGAATGCCACGCCTTCCTGCGCAAGGCGATCCGCAGCGACTATGGTCTGGGCGTTCTCAAATGCACGCCATCGCTTCAGAACAGCGTCTATCAGCTCGGTGCCGCAATCAGCGTCGCCTACAATATCGGCGTCTCGGCCTGGTGCGGATCGACCATGGCCAGGCAGTTCAACGCGGGCGACTGGTTCTCCGCCTGCCAGGCCTTCTCCCTGTGGAACAAGGCGGGCGGCGTTGTCATCACCGGCCTGGTCAACCGGCGCAACGACGAAATGCGCGCCTGCTTCACCAATCTTTCGCCTGCCTACACGCTGACCGTGAAGGTCGCGGCATGATGGGGCTGCTCACTTCGGTCCGCCTCGTCTTCGGCGTGGCAGGGCAATTGCTGGTCGACATCGCTCGCTGGTTGTTCTCGGACTGTCGCCGACTGGCGATCTTCCTCCTAATTGTGCTGTGCCTTTGGCTGCTCGGCCAGGCAAAGCACAACGGCAAACTGGCTGAGAGTCGCCGCGTCCAGGCGGCGGGCTGGCATGCGAAATTCCGCGACCAGAAATCCGAGATGCTCAAGTTCATCGACCTGGTCCGCGCTGCCCGAAAGGAAGCGGCACGCAAGGATCGCGAGAATATCGCCCGCGTCGACCGCGAATGGTCGCTCCAACTTCATGAGGTGAACAATGGCTATCGGGCGGATTTGGCCGCTGCTCGCGCTGAGCTGGCTCGCAGGCTGCGGGACGCTCGCCAGGGAACGGGTGCAACCAGCGCTGCCGGTGGTGAGCGAGCAACGGCGATGCCCGCCATTCCCACCTTGTCCGCCGGACCTGTGCGGGCCGGTGAAGCGGCCATCGTGGATGGCGCCGATCTCGACGTCTGCACTGCCAACACCGTGACGCTCGAACACCTGCGGGACGCGTGGAAGCGGGCGGCGTCCATCGACGTGAACGGCCAGCGCTGAAGGCGCGCCGGGAATTGTTTTCTGCACCTGACCAAACGGGGGAATTTGTGAGTTCTGGAGCCCTACCGGCAATCTTGGCGCTGCTGCTCAGCGCCGCGAACATGCTTTGGACGTGGCACGCAAAAAGCCAGTCGGCCGCCGCCGACAAGGTCAAGAAGATCGAGGATGACCAGGACGCCCTGGCGAACCGCGTTCTGAAGCTCGAAACCGACTTCAAGCATCTGCCGAGCAAGGAAGACCTGTCCAAGCTGTCGCTCCAGGTTGAGCGCGTCTTCGGCATGGTCAGCAAGCAGGAAAGCGAAATCACCGCCGTCGCCCGCACCGTCAACCGGATCGACGATTATCTGCGAGAGAGAGCATGAGCTACGACGACAAGGTTGCGGAAGATGGCCGCCTGGTCATTCTCAAGGAACTGGCCGCCCAGGTCGACGGCCGGTTGAACGAAGTGACGCTGATGCGCGTGCTGGACACCTTCGCGATCAAGCGATCGCGGGAATGGGTCCGGACCCAGCTTCGCAAGCTGAATGAACTGGAGGCGATCCGCCTTTCCGAGGCCGGGACGGTGATGATCGCCCAGCTCACCACGCTCGGTCGCAACCATGTCGAGCGCCGCGAAGTGATCGACGGCGTGTCGCGTCCCTCCGACGATGTCTAGGCCGCAGCGAAAGAAGCGCGGCCTGCGCAAGGTGCAGCTGGTGCCTGCCAGGGCGATCCCGCTGCTGAAGGAGGCTGGCGTCGTCCTGCCGGATGGCGAGCCGGAGATCGTCTATGGCTATCTCGACAACCAGGGCGGGCCGCGTCGGATCATCGCACGCTATCCGGACGGCTGGCGCGCCGATCTGCGCATCCGCGTCGACGGCAGCTTTTCGCTGACCCAATCCATCAAGATCAGGGTGACCGCCCATGAACAATGATGCCGCCGATCGGCGCGAAGGCCGTGGCCGCCTGTCGACCATCGATCAACTGCCGGATGAGGCGGATGAGGATATCGTCTGGGCGCTGGAACAACTGCGTGGCCGATCGATGCCGCAGACGGTCATCGTCAACGAGTTCAACAAGCGGCTTGCCGATCGGGGAATCGCAGGGGTCAGCAAATCCGCCTTCAGCCGGTGGGCGGTGCGCAAGGCCATCCAGTTCCGCAAGATGGACGAAGTCCGGCACATCACCGCCGAGATCGTCACCGACCTTGGAACGGACGGGGCGGACCAGGTGACGGTCGCTGTTGCCGAGATGCTGAAGGTCGCCATTTATGAGCTGCTCGAAAAGGGCACGGCCGACAGCAAGGGCGTCATGGAAATGGCCCGCGCGCTGACCTCCGTGGTGTCGGCGCAGAAAACGTCGACCGAACATCGCCGGAGACTGGAAGAGCGCGTCGCGGCCCAGATGGAGCATGCGGCGGACAAGGCCGAGAAGGTCGCGACGGAAGCGGGCCTGACGGCCGAACGCGCGGCGCAGATCAGGCGCGAAGTGTTGGGGCTTCGGATATGAGCGCGCCCGATGTTTCCCGGTTCTGGAGACTAGGGCCGTTATCCTATTCACGCTCTACCGACATGGATTGCACCGTCATCCTGATGCACCACGTCAGGCTGGAGCTATGGCGCTTCCGCCTGGAGTTTTCCTATCAGACGCGGGCATCGATAGATCGCATCAAACAAGCCGATGCTCGTGGCGCTCTCCGTCGAAAGGCGGTCAAGGCCTGGGGCGAACCCGCGCACGTCGAATGGGCGCTGGACGATCATTGGGCGGATGGTGGCACCCATGAAAGCACCATGGCCTTGATGCAGCGGATCGTGGACGGAACTGAGAAGAACCCCTGGGCCGAGGCGGAGGCGTCGCCATGATCCCGCCGAAGAAGGGCAAATCTCAATTCCTCATGGCTGGCGCGGCGATGCTCGGTGCGTTGTCCGGCGCGGCCCAGCCCATGCCGGTGAAGCCCGTGCCGATCGAGCCGGTGCTGTCGCGCGACGCGGCCAAGCTGCCGCCCGAACTGCCACGCGGTTTCGAGCTTCCCGCCGATCATGACCCGTTGGCCGATGGCATCCTCATGCTCCACCAGAAGGAGTGGCTTGAGGATCAGTCGGACCTGAAGCTGGGGGAAAAGGGACGACGCACCGGCATTACCTATGCCGAGGCGCTGGACGATACGATCATCGCGTCGTCAGCCCGGTCGGCCGGCGGCGACAATGTCTTCTACATTGGCGACACGAAGGACAAGGGCCGCGAGTTCATCGGCTATGTCGCCCACTTCGCGAAGATCGTCGCGAAAGAGCTGGTCGACGTCGAAGAGTTCCTATTCGAGGATCAGCTCGAAGACGGCACGTCGAAGTTCATCAGCGCCTATCGGGTCCGGTTCGCATCGGGATTCCGCGTCGAGGCGCTGTCGTCCAGGCCGGAAAATATTCGCGGCCTTCAGGGCGTCGTCGTCATAGACGAAGCGGCGTTCCACAAGGACGTGCGCGCCGTGCTGGACGCCGTCAACGCGCTGCTGATCTGGGGCGGCAAGATACGGGTCATCAGCACGCACAACGGCGTGCTGAACCCGTTCAACGAGCTGATCACCGAAGCGAAGGCGGGCAAGGTCAATTACAGCCTGCATTTCATCCCCTTTTCAAAGGCGGTTGAGAACGGTCTTTTCAAACGCGTCTGCCTCACGCGTGGGAAGCCCTGGAGCCAGGAAGCCCAGGACCAGTGGGAAGCGACCATTCGGGGCGCCTATGGCGTCCGCACCGCCCAGATGCGGCAGGAGTTGGATGCGATCCCCTCCGACGCGGCCGGGTCGGCGCTGACGCGGGTGATGATCGAAAATAATAGCGATCGCACCATTCCCGTCGTGCGCTGGGCTCTGGAAGACGCGTTCAAGAGCGCCCCAGCCAAAGAGCGCAAGCAGATCATGGAGACCTGGCTTCGCGAGAAGCTGCGCCCACATCTCGACAGGCTCAATCCCGATCGCCGCCATGACTTTGGCCAGGACTTCGCGCGCAGCGGTGACGGCTCGGTCATCATCGTCAACGAACTGGGCCAGGACCTGGTCCGTCGCGGCAAGCTGGTGATTGAGTTGCGCAACGTCCCCTATGAGACGCAGCGCGACGTCGTCTTCTTTCTGGGCAACGCGCTGCCGCGCTTTGGTCACGCCGCCTTCGACGCCACCGGCAACGGTGCCTATCTTGCCGAAGTGGCGCGCCAACGCTGGGGTGAGCGAGTCAGCGAAGTAAAGCTGAACGCGGGATGGTACGCGGCGAATTCGCCTGCCTATATCGAGGCGTTCGCGGACGGGACTATCGTCGTCGCCGGTGACGATGACATCATCCGCGATCACCAGGCGCTCCAATATGTGGATGGCATCATCCGCGTGCCTGAGAATTTCCGGTACAAGGGCGGCGACGGGTTCGACCGGCATGGCGACGCGGGCATTGCCGGCGTCCTCGTGTGGTACGCCTCGCGCCAGGGCGCGGCCGAATATGGCTATCAGGCGGTCGGGGGCGCGACGCGTCAGTTGGACGGCGCGGACGATGACGACTGGAGCGACGGCGACGATGAAAGCGCCTCCCGCGACTGGTGGCGCCCGCCGCTTGGAACCCAATTCCGGGGGGTGACATGATCGGGGCGATCAGGGGCCGCAGGAGCGCCGTGGAGCCCTCCAAGGCGCATCGGGCCATCCCAAACCCTCATATGGCCCTCAGCGGGCTCTTAGACCCTCTTAAATCGCTCTTGTTTGGAAAGGGGCCGCGTCCATGACGGTGCTGGTCGATCATCGCGGGCAACCGCTGCGAAAAGAAGTCCTTACCCGTGACGTGGCGGCGCCCACGCTCGCTGGCATCCGATCCCCCATGACGGGCTATCCGGCCGACGGCCTCAACCCGCGCAAGCTGGCCCGGATCATGCGATCGGCAGACATGGGCGATCCGCTGGCCTATTTCGAGCTGGCCGAGCAGATCGAGGAGCGGGATCCGCATTATGTCGGCGTCCTTGGTACTCGCAAGCGTTCGGTCGCGCAGATCGACGCCACGGTCGACGCCGCCAGCGACAGCGCGCGGGACGTGGAGATCGCGGACATGGTGCGCCGCTGGATCGACCGGGACGAGCTGGCGGACGAGACCTTCGATATTCTCGATGCGATCGGCAAGGGCGACAGCTTCACGGAAATCGTGTGGGACACCAGCGCGGGCCAATGGCAACCGACCCGCCTGGAATGGCGCGACCCGCGCTGGTTCACCTATGACCCATGCGATGGACGCACGCCGCTTCTGCGTGGGGGCGAGGAAGGCAATGGCCAGGATTCGCCGCTGCCGCCGTTCAAGTTCATTCGCCACCAGGTCAAGGCCAAGTCAGGCCTGCCCGTGCGGTCGGGCATTGCACGCATCGCCGCCTGGGGATGGATGTTCAAGGCATTCACCCAGCGCGACTGGGCGATCTTCACCCAAACCTACGGACAGCCCGTACGCATCGGCAAGTTCGGTTCGGGCGCCAGCAAGGAAGACCGGGCGACCCTCTACCGCGCCGTTGCCAATATCGCGGGCGACATGGCCGCGATCGTGCCGGAAGGCATGTCGATCGAATTTATCGAGTCCAAGAATGTCGGGCCGGGCAGCGACCTTTACGAGAAGCGCGCCGACTGGCTGGACAGGCAAACCAGCAAGGCGGTGCTGGGCCAGACGACAACGACTGACGCGGTATCGGGCGGCCATGCCGTGGCGAAGGAACATCGCCTTGTGCAGGAGGATATCGAGACCGCCGACTGCAAGGCCCTGGCCGCGACACTCAACCGCGACCTGGTGCGGCCCTGGGTCGATCTCGAATATGGCCCACAGGCGGCCTATCCGCGCATTCGCATCGCACGCCCAAAGGCGGAGGACGTCACCGGCCTGGTCGACGCACTGGAGAAACTGGTGCCGATGGGCATGCGCGTGCAGTCGAGCGAGATCCGCGACAAGCTCGGCCTGTCCGATCCCGACGCCAATGCGGATATCCTGCGAGCGCCATCCGCGCCGTCCGTGATCGCCCAGCCCAGCCCACGCCTGCTCCAGGCGCTCCAGGCAGCGCAAGAAAAGCCCGCGACCGTCCCCGCCGATGCGATCGGGGATCGCCTGGTCGATCAGGCCGGGCCGGATATGGCCGACTGGATCGAGCAGATCGAGGCGATGATGGCGGCGGCCAATGACCTGGGCGAATTTGCCGAGATGCTGCGTAGCGCCTTCCCCCAGCTGGACGCCGGGCGGCTGGCGGCGAAGATCGGCGCCGGACTGACCGCTGCCCAGGCGGCCGGGCGCTACGATGTCGAGGAAAGTGGCGCCGATGCCTGAGCAGCCGAGCGCCGCTTCAGGCGTCCTGCGCCGTCCCTTCACAGAGCAGGTCGCATTCTTCCGGGGCAAGCTTGGCAATCTCGTGCCGACGCAGCGCTGGGACGATCTGGAGCGCGACCAGCATGATACAGGGTTCATGGTCGCGGGCGCGGCCAAGGCGGACCTGCTCAGCGACCTGGCTGCTGCCGTCGATCGGTCGATCACCGAGGGCAAGAGCCTGGAAGCGTTCCGCAAGGATTTCCGGTCGATCGTCACCCGCAATGGCTGGCACGGATGGACCGGCGAGGACACGAAGGGCGGCCGGGCCTGGCGCACGCGCACCATTTACCGGACCAACGCGTCGACCAGTTACTCAGCGGGCCGCTTTGCCCAGCTGCTGGAGGGCAATTTCGCCCTCTGGGTCTACAAACATGGCGCTTCGAAAGACCCGCGTCCTGAGCATCTGGATTTCGACGGCCTATGCCTGCCGCCCGATCACCCGTTCTGGATGATCTTCTACCCGCCCTCCGATTGGGGGTGCAGCTGCTATGTCCTGGGCGCGCGGAGCGAGCGCGGCGCGCGGCGCCTGGGCGGCGATCCGGACAAGAAGCTGCCCGAAGGCTGGGACCGCATCAATCCGCGGACTGGCGTTCCCTTCGGCGCGGGGCGCAACTGGGACTATGCGCCTGGCGCGGGCGTATCGCCGGTCGTCCAGGCGGCGGCCGAGAAGATCAGGCATTGGGACTATCGGATCGGCAAAGGCTTTATGGAGGCTGTTCCCGAAGCGGCGCGGGATGCACTGGCGAGCAGCTATCGCGCCTTGCCTTCGGTCGCCGACGATGCGCGCCGCTACGCCAGGCGCGTCTGGGGCGAGAGCGTAGGAACCATCGAACCGATCCGGACACTGGGGCTGCTCGGCCCGCGCCGGGCGGGCGCGATCGCGGATGTGGCGCCGGATGACCAACCGCCGCTGGACCTGTTCGACTTCTCCATGGCGGGGCATGATCTCGACCATATCCGGGCGGCGCATGGCGCCGATTGGACAGAAGCGCCGCGCGGCCAGCGGGCAGTTACGCCGGATGATTTCGCGTTGCTCCCCGAAATCATCGAGCATCCCGACGCGATCGAAGCGGCGGGCACGGCCAATAGCGGGGAACCGCTGGTCAACTATGTGAAGCGGATCGGCGGGGAAACCTATGTCGCAACCTTCGCGATTCGTCGGCGGCGCCGGACTATCGCGCTGGTGACCATGTTCGTGCGGAAAGGGAAAAGTGGAAGCGCGTCCCCGGCCTAACGGCAGACCGTCCCGCGCATGAACGCGGAAGACCGATGCCCGTGCTTCCATGGAGGGTTATAGCGATGATGAAGGTCGAGTTCAAATATCAGGCTGTGGCGGGCGCGTTGCGCGAAACGTCCGAGCGCCTGGGCGACATGGCGCCGCTTTACCAGGAAATCGGCGATTATCTGGTTGGTTCCACGAAGGAGCGTTTCAAGAAGGGCGTCGCGCCGGACGGTACGCCTTGGGCGCCCAAGAGCCCGGTCACGCTCGCCAACTATCTCGCCCGTGGCGATGGCGCCCAGCCTAACCCGCTGATCGGTCCTTCCCGCCGCCTGTCCAACGAGATCGCATCGATCGCGTCGCCGGACAGTGTCGAGGTTGGTTCCTCGCTTGAATATTCCGGCGTCATGCAGGGCGGCGCGCGCAAGGGGGCGTTCGGCAATGACAGTCGCGGCCACCCGCTTCCCTGGGGCGATATTCCGGCCCGCGTCTGGCTGGGCCTGTCCGAGGTGGACGAGGTCAATATCATCGACATAGCGGACGAATATCTGGAAGCGGCATTCGAAGAGCGCGGCTTTAACGCGCCGCAATAGTCCGGAGCGTTTGATTTCAGGCGCGGCTGGTGGCAAGTTGCAGCGGCGCCAATCGCGCCGAAACCCCCTGAAATACTGACTATTGCCCGCCTTGGCGGGCATGTTTTGCCGTGCGCTGAGCAGGCAGAACAGCGGCATGACGAAGCCGTCCACCTCTGTTGCCCTCTGCTCCGCGCTCGCCATTCCGGCAAGCGACGAGGCGCCCGAGTGGCTGCATCTTCTGCCCGCTGGGGAAATCTTCACCAATGACGGGCGCGGCCCGTATCGGGTCGGTGATGTCGCGGCACTGATGGCCAATTCGCTGGCCGCAGGCGACAAGCTTGTCCTGGACGAAAATCATTCGACCGATCTGGCGGGACCGCGCGGCGAAGAAGCGCCTGCACGCGGCTGGATCGTCGAGCTTCAGCAGCGCAGCGACGGCGTCTGGGGCAAGACCAACTGGACGGCCACGGCTGCCATCAGGCGCATCTGGAACGAATATCGCGGCGTCTCGCCCGTCATCCTGCACCGCAAGGACGGCACAATTGATGCCGTGCTGCGCGCCAGTCTCACCAACAAACCCAATTTTCGGGGCCTGACGGCTCTTCATTCGGAGGAAAGCATGGATTTTCGTGCATGGCTGATCGAGGCGCTTGGCCTCGATAGCACGGCCGACGACGCCGCCATCCAGGCGGCGCTGAAGGCAAAATTGGAAGCGAAGGGCGGCGACAGCGAAACCGCTCTCCAGTCCGCGCTGGCGCCGATCGCGTCAGTGCTCGGCCTGGCCGCCAGTGCCGATGCGGCCGCCGTGCTGGCGGGCGTTCAGCAGCTGCGGACGGGCGGCGGGTCCGATGCCCGGATCACTGCGCTGCAGTCGGAACTGGCCAGCGTCACCAACCAGCTCAACACGTTGCAGAGCGATGGGAAGCGCACGGCGGCCACCAACTTCGTGGACGCGGCGATCGCGGCCGGTCGGGTCGGCGTGAAGCCGCTGCGTGACGATTACATCGCCATGCACATGGAGGACCCTGAACGGGCGACCAGGCTGATCAACGGCATGCCGATCCTGAATGGCAAGGCCACGCTGAACACCACTCCCGGCGTCGATCCGAAGCCCGGCGAACTGAACGATGCCCAGCGTTCCGTGGTCGCGCTGATGGGCATCGATCCCGAAGCCTACAAGGAAACGCTCGCCGCTGAGGCGGGCCTACAGGAGGCACGCTGATGGCTGCACTCACATCTGATCGCAACACGCCGAAGCGCATCGGCGGAATGGAAACCCATCCGGTGAAGGGCGCCACCACGATTTTCGGGGGAGCGTTCGTCTGCCTCGACGCGAGCGGCCGGGCCGTTCCTGGTTCGACCGCAACCGGGCTGATCGCTCGCGGACGCGCTGAAGAGCGCGTCGAGAATGACGGCGCGGACGGCGCCAGGAATGTGGACGTCCGCCAGGGGCTTTTCCGCTGGAACAACAGCGCCGCAGCCGACGCTATCACCCGCGCCGAGATCGGTGATCCTGCCTACATCGTCGACGATCAGACGGTCGCCAAGACGAACGGCACGAACACCCGATCGGTGGCTGGCACCATTCGCGACGTGGACGCCCAGGGCGTCTGGGTCGAGACCCTCTGAGGAGCCTCCTAGAATGATCATCAATGCCGAAAATCTGGCAGCCGTCCGCACCGGGTTCAGCACCGCCTATGCCACCGGGCTGGGCCGTGCGGAGTCGCAGTACGCGCGGATCACCACCACCATTCCCTCCAGCACAAAGGAACAGAAATATGGCTGGCTGGGCAAGTTCCCTCGGGTCCGCAAGTGGCTGGGCGGCCGTGTCGTCCAGAATATGTCGCAGGGCGACTACGCCATCAAAGAAGAAAAGTGGGAACTGACGATCGGCGTCGATCGCGATGACATCGAGACCGACAACATCGGCATCTATGCGCCAATGTTCGAGGAAATCGGTCAGTCGGCGGGCGATGCTTGGGATGAACTGATCTGGCCGATGTTGGCGGCGGGCTTCACCACGCCCTGCTACGATGGCCAAAACTATTTCGACACCGATCATCCGGTGTTGGACGAGGCTGGCAACACGATCTCGGTGGCGAACACCGATGGCGGAGCCGGGACGCCGTGGTTCCTTCTGGACGTCAGCCGGCCGCTCAAGCCGATGATCCTTCAGAAGCGCAAGGACTTCAAATTCGTTTCCAAGGACAAGGAAACGGACGACAACGTGTTCGACCTGAACGAGTATGTTTATGGCGCGGACGCGCGGGCGAATGCGGGTTACGGTTTCTGGCAGATCGCGTGGGGTTCCAGGCAGACGCTGAACGAAGCCAATTATGAAATTGGCCGCGCAGCAATGACCGGCATGAAGGGCGACTATGGCAAGCCGCTTGGCATCAAGCCGAACCTTCTGGTGGTGCCGCCCTCGCTCGAAGGCGCTGGCCGCCGCCTGGTCCAGTCGCGGATTGTCGACGGCGTAGAAACCAACATCTGGGCTGGCTCAGCAGAGCTGCTCGTTGCTTCGTGGCTCGCCTGATCATGGCGGGCGCAACGAGGAAGGCGACGGCCGGAGCGATTACGCCCCCGCCCGCAGCTGAAGCACAGCCGGTGGCCGCTGAAGTCAAGGTCGCCATTGAGGAGGCCCTGAAGGACGCCGTCATCCCGGTCATTCCTCCAGCGACCCCCGTTCATGTCTCGATCGATACGCTGATCGATGCTCTGAACGCCGGTGAAGGCCGGGCAGAGACCGCTGGCCTTCGCGTTGTCGGACCCCGCAAGGGCCGCCGCCGGGTCGGGCGGGCTTTCGGGCAGGAGGCCGTGATCATCCCGCTCATCAACCTGGGCGAGGACGAATTGCGGTCGATCGACGAAGACAAGGAATTGTCCTGGTCGGTCGTTCCCCTGGCCGAGGACGAAGGCGAAGACTGATGCCCTATGCATCGCTCCAGATGCTGGTGAAGCGCTTCGGTGAGCGGACGTTGGTCCAGCTCACCGACCGCGCCGAAGTCGCCACGGGCGAAATGGACGTGACGGTCGTCGACCAGGAACTGGCCAATACCGACGCGGTCATCAACGGCTATCTGGGGAATCGCTATCGCCTGCCGCTCGATCCGGTGCCCGACCAGGTCACCGATCTCGCGCTGTCGATCGCGATCTACAAGCTGCACGTCTTCGCCCCGGATCAGAAGATCAAGGATGATTATCAGGACGCGCTGCGGATGCTTCGGGACATTTCGTCAGGTGCGGTGAAGTTGGACGCGGCAGGGGTCGAACCCGCGTCCTCCGGGGCGAGCGGGGTTGAGTTCATTGATCGTGAACGCCCGCTCTCCCCGGAAAGCATGACGGGCTTCATCTGATGTTCGAAGCCGTGCGGGCGCGCCTGGCGGACATGGAGGCCTTGGCAGGGCGCATCGAGCCCGCCGCCAGCCTCAGTGACCTGATCGCCCAGAACCGCCTGCCCCAGGTGACGCCAGCCGCTTTCGTGCTCCCCTTGGGGCTACGGGGCGGCAAGGCTGATGCGGCGGCGGGTCTATACCGGCAGCAGCTGGCCGAGATGCTGGGCGTGGTGCTGATCATCCGGTCGGCGGGCGACGCCACCGGGGCCAGGGGCGCCGATCAGCTCACCCCGCTGCGCAACGCGGTGATCCGGCGGATCGTCGGCTGGGCGCCGCCATCGGATTGGACGGGGGACGAGACGATCGGCGTGTTCACGCTGTCGCGCGGCGAACTGCTCAGCCTGCGGGCCGGGGCGCTCGTCTACCAGCTCGATTTCGCAGTCGATGACCAAGTGAGGATTTGAGAATGGGTTTCGGAAAGACTTCCAAGGGATCGGACACCCCGGTCCAGACGCCGGACAATCCGGCTCCCGCCGCCGATACGGTGGCAGACACTGCCGCCGTATCCGCCCAGGCCGCGCCCGCGATTCCCGAACCAATCGTGGCGACCGACGCCGAGGGCAAAGAACGCCCGCTGTCGGGTGGCAGCTTCGTCCGCGTCGACGGCAAACTCCAGCGCAGGGAGGCGTAAATGGCCGATCCGATCAAATGGCGCAGCAAGATCATCCTGGTGAAGCCGGAAGTGACCTATGCGGTCGATCCGGTGCCGACCGGGGCCGCCAATGCGATGCTGCTGACCGATGTTTCCTTCCAGCCGATGGAAGGCCAGGACGTGAGCCGCAACCTGGAACGGCCCTATCTGGGCGCCCAGGAAGATTTGCCGGTGGGCCTTTATTGCGTGCTGACCGGCTCGTTCGAGCTGGTGGGCAGCGGCGAAACCGGCGTGGCACCTGGCTGGGGGCCGATGCTCCGCAGCTGCGGCGTGGCGGAAGTCGTGACGGCCGATGCTGTCCCTGGCGACGGTTCGGGCACTGTTGAATATTCGCCGGTCTCCGAAAATCACGAGAGTGTGGCGGTTTATTTCATGATCGGCATGAACCGCTATGTCATGCTCGGTTCGCGTTCGACCGCCGTGATCACGGTCAACGCGCTGGGCATTCCCGTCTGCCGCGTCACCATGACCGGCCTGTTCACGGTCCCCAGCGTCCAGGCGCGGCCCACGGTCAACCTCGACGCCTTCCAGGAGCCGCAGGTCGCAAGCAAGGCCAATACGCCGGTCTTCACGATCGACGCGATTCCCTTCGTCATGCGCAATTTCAGCCTCGACCTCGCCTGCGACGTCCAGGCGCGCATGCTGGTCGGCCTGGAGCGCATCGTCATCGTCGACAAGAACGAGCGCCTGACCTGTCAGGTCGAGGCGGTGTCGATGGCCACCTATAATCCCGTGCAGCGGGCGCTGACGCCCAAGCCGCGCCAGGAGATCATTCTTCAACACGGCACGGGAGCGGGCCGCCGCGTGAAGGTGGAAGCGCCCCTGTCGGCCCAGGCGCGCTTTACCGGCGGCACCGAAAGTCAGGGCGTCGAGGAATGGCCGCTGACCTTCTCGCCTCTCCCCAATGCAGGCGACGATCAGTGGAAGATCACGCTGACCTGACACGATTACCCAGAGGGCGTTGATTGCGGCCACCTGAAGTCTGGATCGGCAACCGCAGAGCCCGTGACCACCATCCGCCATGACGAACGGATGGCCCATTTTGCAAAAGGAGTCCCCATGTTCGTTGTCGATCCCGATCCGCAGTTCACCCATACCGTCAAGGTGAAGGTGCCCGTCGATGGCGGTTATGAAGAGCAGTCCTGCAAGGCCACCTTCCGCGTCATCCCGACCGAGGAAGCGGCAACCTTCGATCTGACCGACGGCGCGGAGTCCACCGAGTTTCTGCGGCGGGCGCTGGTGAGTCTGGACGATCTGGTCGACGGCAACAAACAGCCCGTCCCCTACAATGACACGCTGCGCGATCAACTGCTCAGCCGCGCCTATTTTCGCACGGCAGTCGCGCGCACCTATTTCGCCGCGATGACGGGCGCACAGTCGGGAAACTGAAGGCAGCCGCCCAGCACTGGGCAACGGGCGGCTCCACGGACTTGAGCGAGGCACAGGGGGACGCGGAACGCTTCGGTCTCCCTGCCGAGCTGATCGAAAAGCTGGACAGGAAAGAGGCGGGATTCCCCGTATGGCCGGAAAACAAGATGATCGTGGACGCGTTCATCGCTGTGTCCAGCCAGTGGCGAATGGTGCCGCTCATCAGCGGCCGGGTGCATTGGCAGGGGCTGGACTATACCGCCGTCGACGCCGGTCTGACGCGGTGCGGCATAGCGCTGTCCCCGGCACAATGGGTCGGCCTGCAAATCATGGAGCGCGCCGCCGCGTCTGTTCTGAACGGCTATCGAGGGTGACGGGCGCATGACGCTGAAAACCTCCCTCATCATCACTGGCGACACGAAGGGCGCACAAGCTGCGGTCGACGGGCTGACCAACAGCGTCGACCGCGCCAGCTCCAGCACCGCCAAGATGGCGCCCGAAGCGCGCAAGCTGGATCAGGCGCTCGACGGCGTCGCCGGCAGCGCTCGCAAGGCCGCATTCCAGCTCAGCGACCTGTCGACGCAATCGGAAGCGGAGGCGCGGCAGCAGGCCCGGCTGGCCGAGGGCGCGCTTGTCCTCAACAAGAACCTCGGCCTTCAGCGCGCTGGCTGGATTTCGCTTACCCAGCAGGTCCAGGACGTCGGCATTCAATACTCGATGAACACCCGCCTCAGCCAGATTTTGGCGCAGCAGTCGGGTCAGTTGTTCGGCGCCATCAACATGATTGCGCAGGCCAGTGAGAACACGTCGGGAAAGCTCGGCAAATTCGCGGGCGTTATGGCCGGCCCATGGGGTATCGCGGCCACTCTCGCCATATCTCTTGGCTCTGCGCTTTGGGCATCGCTCAGCAAGGTTGATGACACCAGCCAGGACGCGGCCAAGTCCACGATCGATTTTAGCAGCAGCCTGGTTGCGCAACAGAATATCGTTGCCAACTCGACCGACGGCATCAAGCAGTTGGAGGAAGCTACCAAGGGCCTGATCAACACCCAGGCCATTCTCCTCGACAATCTCCAGGCCGTCTCGAAAGCCAGCGTCGGACAGTTGCAGGGGCAGCTGGCCACGCTTGATCAGCAGATCGCGGACAAAAGCAAAGCCGCGAACTCGCTTCTCGCAAATCTGCCCGGTACGTTCGGCCTGTTCGGCGATGGTCCGTTCGCAAAGTCAGAGGTTGAACGACTTCGCGCCGAGCGTGCCGGTGTGGCAGAGAACCTCGCGCGGGCCCAAGGCGCCCTGGCCGATGCTCGTGTCAGCCTCGAAGAGCGCACCGCTGTGGAAAGCGCAGATAAAGACGCCCGTGCGCGCGGTGAGATCGAGCGTGAACGTGCCCGTCTGCGCGAGCGTCGCCAGTTCACGCTCAACCGGGAAAGCGGCAACGTGCCGTTGGCTGACGGCCCCAGCCTCGACTATCTGAGCGCGGACGATTTCAGCAAGCAGATGGCGGACCTCACCCGCCGCGAAAATGCCCTGAAGGAACGCGACAGGAAGCCGAAGAAGGACAACAGCGCGGCCAAGGCGGCGCGTGAGGCCGAGCGCCTGGCGCAGTTCGGCGAGAGGGCCGAGGACGCGATCGCGCGTCTCAATGATCAGTTCAATCTGGCCCCACGCGATATCGACCAGGCGCGCCAGGCGACGGCGAAGCTGGACGATATCATCGCCGATCTCGAAAAGCGGAAGCCCAAGAATTTTGAGGCGCTGATCGACCAGGCGAAGGCGATCAAGCCGCTGATCCAGGAAAGCCTGCAACGGCCGATCCGCGAAATGCTGGATGATCAGCAGCGCCAGGTCGCGCTGGGCGCGCTCCAGGTGCAGGGCCGGGAAGCCGACGCAGCCGCACTTCAGGTCACCTACCAGCTCATGGACAAGCTGGGCGTGGAGAGCGAGTCGCAGCTCGCCACCGAACTGGCGAAGCGCGGCGTCACGGCCGACCAGGTCCGCCAGCTCTACGGCAATCTCGAAGTGATGCGCGAGCAAACGCGCGAGATGAAGGCCCAGCAGGCGATCCAACAGGCGTTCCTGACCGGCGTTGCCGACATGCGCGAGAATGTCCGGCTGACGCTGGAGAGCCTGCGCAAGGACGGTCCCAAGGCGTTCGGGGATTTCTTCAAGCGCAGCCTGGACGTGGTCGACCGGC